ACCACGTGATATCCCAGAAGATGTTCCAAACATCTTTTATTGCCATGATTTAGCCGAAGATCCAGAAAACAAAGTGCTAATGGACGGTGGCTGGGAACAATTCGATCATATTGTATTTGTGTCTGCATGGCAACGAGACCAGTATATTGCGCATTTTGGTATTCCATATTCAAAGTGTTCAGTAATTCCAAACGCTGTTGAAAAGCGTTATGAAGCAGAAGAAAAAAATACTGAAACAATTCGTTTCATTTATCATACTACACCACATCGCGGATTAGAATTGGTATATCCAGTTATTGATGCGTTATCAAAGGATTATCCAAACATTCATCTTGATGTGTATTCTTCTTTTGCAATTTATGGATGGGTTCAACGCGATGAACCTTATGTTGAGTTGTTTACGCAAATTCACAATCATCCTAATATGACTTATCATGGCTCAGTACCAAACGAACAGGTATTAGAAGCTCTTGATAGATCTCATATTTTCTTATATCCAAGCATTTGGAAAGAAACATCTTGTATTGCTTTAATTGAAGCGATTAAGAGTGGTTGTGTATGTGTCCATCCAAACTATGGTGCTCTGCCAGAGACTGCAGCCAACGCTACAATCATGTATAATTATGATGAGGATCCAACTCGACATGCTAATTTGGCTTATGCTGTGACTCGTAGTGTCCTAGAACATCAGAAAAATGACCCACAATTTCTAAACCGATTTACACGATCAGATCGTTTTGGTTTAGTTCCTAATGACATCAATACATTCCAAAACAACTGGAATAAACTTTTAAGGGAGGTTCTCAAATAATTGTTGACATTTGATAATTTATGGTTTAAGATGAACTATAAATTAAATTTTAACATGAGAAACAACTATGGCAATCTTAGTAGATTACAATCAGGTTATCCTCGCTTCGCTTTTTGCAAGCATTGGTAACCACACTGACGTGGCGGCGGATGAAAACATTATCCGTCACATGTTCTTAAATTCAATCCGCGCAAATCGTAAAAAGTTTACCGAAGAATATGGTGAAATTGTAATTTGTGCAGACGGCAAAAACACATGGCGTCGAGAAGCATATCCATATTATAAAGCCAATCGTAAAAAGTCTCGTGACGAATCTGGCATGGATTGGGCTGCTTTATTTGAAATTATGAATACTATTCGAGACGAGTTACGTGAATACTTTCCATATAAAGTAATTCATATTGATCATTGCGAAGCTGATGATATTATCGGTACCGTTATCCATGAATATGGATCTGAACTAAATATTGGTGCAGAGAAGTTCTTGGTTCTATCTGGTGATAAAGACTATATTCAATTACAAAATTACGCTAACGTGGATCAATACGATCCTATTCGTAAGCGTTGGATTCGCAATGACAATCCACATCAATATCTAAAAGAACACATCTTAAAAGGTGATACTGGTGATGGTGTTCCTAATATTCTTTCTGCAGACAATTGTCTTGCAGTTGGTGAACGTCAAAAAGCTATGACTAAAAAGCGCATGGCGCTGTATTCTGAAGGCACAGATAATATGGATGAAGAAACACTCCGCCGTTATTATCGTAATAAGATGATGATTGATCTTTCTGAGATACCTCAGAAATACCAAGATATGATTATGGATGAATACAACCAAAATAAAGATATTGGTCGTAAAGAACTTTTCAACTTCTTTGTTAAGAAAAAACTTAAGCATTTAATTACAGATATACAGGATTTTTAAAATGGCGGTACGCAAGTCAATCACTGAAATCATTACTGAAGCTGGCTCGTTCTCAAAAAAGCAAGATAAGATTAATTTTTTGAGAGAATGGGATAATCCAGCACTTAGAATTGTGTTAAAATATACATATGATAGTAGTGTTAAATTTTTAGTTCCTGATACAGCTCCACCTTGGACTCCAAATGAGTTTGAAGATGAAGCCAAGTCTTTGTTGTATCGAGAAGCTCGTCGCCTTCGTATTTTTGTTGAAGGCGGTGGGTACGATAATTTAAATCAAATCAAGCGTGAACAGTTGTTCATTAGCTTATTAGAAGATGTTGATAATGATGACGCACACACACTAGTTCAAATGATATCCAAAAAATCATTTAAAGGCTTAACTAAAAAAGCAATAGTGGAAGCATTTCCAGATCTGATCGAAGAAGGTAACTAAGGAAAAGTAAAATGAGCAAAAAGCGTAAGTCATTCCGGGAAGCGTGGGAAGACGACGAATGGGGTTCAAATGAAGAGTACTCAAGGAAGCGGAACGATAAGAATAAGCGTAAAGTGCGCGAAAAGCGTAAGCAAAAATTTGCTGACCGCTGGTATGATGAAGATATGAACCTAAAACGAAAAAAGTGAAAAAAATTCATTTTATTTGAAAAAAAGGGTTGACATTTGCGGTAACTTGACTTATATTAATAATATAAGGTAAATCAAACAAGGAACCTATACTATGAAAAACGTAACAACTTTTGACAAATCAACTCTTCAAGCTCTTCGTTCAGAAATGCAATCAGTGCTAGATAAGTTTGGCGCAAACCTTCAGTTCGAAGTTGGCAACATGCGTTTTAGTGAAGCTGAAGTTGACATCAAAGTCAAAGCGGTTATCAAAGGTAAGCGCACTCGCTCTGATAGCCAGCTCGAAGCAATGGTTAAACTGTACGGCCTTCAAATGGAAAATTCAAACGGCGATCGTTTGGTTGAGTTTAAAGCTCGTAACACTAAGTATCCGTTCATCTTTGAACGTAAAGGCAAAAGCTATAAGTGTTCTGAGCAACAAGCAAAGATGCTGTTCGCAAAATAATAGAGGGGGCGTCAAGCCCCCTTTTAAATTAACAATATGTAATAAAGTGAGATACTATGCTAAATGAAAAAGTAATATTAACAGATGTAGATGGAGTTCTTCTTGACTGGGCTTATGCATTTACACAATGGATGGAACGCCATCATTACGAAATGGCTCCTGATGGTCATACTCATTATGATGTCGGTAAAAAATACAATATCTCTGGCCTTGAAAAAGATCGAGTTGTTCGTATGTTTAATGAGTCTGCATGGATTCGTAAGCTACCTCCTCTACGAGATGCCATCAAATACGTAAAGAAACTTCATGAAGAGCATGGATATGTTTTCCGCGTAATTACTTCTTTAAGTGATGATACATATGCAGGTCGTCTACGTACCAAAAACTTAAATGAGTTGTTTGGCCCTACAGTATTTGAAAGCTTTGTGTACCTAGATACTGGTGCTGATAAAGATGAAGCTTTAGAACCATATCGTGGCACTGGTTGTTTTTGGGTAGAAGATAAACCACAAAACGCGATTCTTGGCCAAGAGCTTGGTTTGGAATCAATTCTAATGGATCATCCTTTCAATAAAGAGTATGAGGGTGATATTCCTCGTCTTAAAAATTGGAAAGAAATTTATGAGCATATTGTCGGTGTTTAAGCAATTTGGCTTATAAATAAAGGTAAGCACAGAGTCTATCTTTAACATGAATAGGTGAGGCAATCTTCTGTGCAGGGTTGCCTTTTTTTATTAGGGAGCATTTATGCCCACTTACACATTTAAGAATAATGACACGAACGAAGTGTTCGAGAAAACAATGAAAATTGCAGAACGTGATCAGTACGTTCAAAATAATCCCAATCTCACACAAGTCATCACTGGCGCCCCCTCTATAGGTGACCCCGTTCGTCTTGGCATTCGTAGGCCAGACGACAATTTTCGCGATGTTTTAAAAAACGTAAAACACCATCACAAAAAGGATAATATCAATACATGGTAGTATCCGTAAGGAGGTCCGATTAATGGCACATAAACAGCAACGTAGACTAACTCGTAAAGAGAAGCGAAGACAGGCTAGAGAAGAAGAGCATTTGGTAGGCATCTTAAATCACAAATTTTCGATGCGAAAGATTAATCCACTTACTCCAACACAATCTGACATGTTTGATGCTTATAGAGAAGGTTATAACATTGCGGCCATCGGAACAGCAGGTACGGGAAAAACAATGTGTGCTATGTACTTAGCACTCAACGATGTACTACAAAAAGGAGGTTATGATCAAGTCATCGTCATTAGATCTGCGGTTCAGACGCGCGAGCAAGGTTTCATGCCTGGGTCAAAGGCTCAGAAAGAAGCAGTTTTCGAAGCACCGTATACTGATATAGTGAATGATCTCTTTGGGAGGGGAGATGCATATCAGATTTTAAAATCTAAAGGAATGTTGAAGTTTATGACTTCTTCATTTGTAAGAGGATTAACATTTGATAACGCAATCATTATTGTTGATGAATGCCAGTCAATGACTTATCACGAATTGGATACGATTATTACACGAGTAGGAGAGTCATCTAAAATCGTATTCTGTGGAGACACAAAACAAGACGACTTAGAAATTTCTAGAAACCGAGCAGACGTTTCTGGATTAGCAGAATTTCTAAGAGTATTAAAACGTATTGATGCCTTTGATACTATTACTTTTACTCCAGAAGATATTGTAAGATCTGGATTAGTAAAAGAATATATAATGGCAAAGGAACAATTAATTGCAGCATAGGAGTTCAAGGATGGCCTTCGGGCCATTCTTACTTTAAGAGGAAAGACAAATGCCAGGTATCGCAAGAAAAGGTGTTGACAAACATATCGGTCATGCGTCACCAACACCAAATCCAAAACACCAAACACCATATGTAGTTGCAGGACAAACAAAAGTAAAAGTAAATGGTTCGCATGCCATAACAACTGCAGGATCTACTGCATGCGGTGACAACGCGGTTGGTGGTTCTGCAAAAGTAAAAGCAGGCGGATTTCCAGTGCATAGAATAGGAGATGCGACTAGCGGGCATGGTTCTTGGCCAGCAAATGCTTGTGCTTCAGGATCAAGCAACGTTATTGCTCATAGTTAAATGCCAAAGCCAAATTACTTAGCGATTGCGGCTCAGCTCGAGACTGAAACGGATCCAGCTATCCGAGCATCGCTATTAGCTCAACTCTACGATTTTAGTCCTCCATCACCTTTACCACCGGGTGAAAGTATTGAAGACTACTTACTCACGCCAGAAGAAGATGAGCTATTTGGATATGTAAATAATGATTATGTCGAACCTAATCCTGGCGGTGGAACAATAGATGATTCTCAGCTTTTCGTACTTCCAAATTATGTGTTAGATGGTTATATAAATATAGAGTCAAGCAGCGGTACTGCTCAATACGTTGTTGAAGGATATGTAGATGCAGGCTATGTTCTTGTATCGTCTACGTCTGGAGATTTCATTGCGTATGTCGGTAAGTACTTTAATGATTCAGGGGAAACGACTTAAATGGCTATTACTAAACGCAGTGATAAGGGATCTGCATTAACATATACAGAAATGGACGATAACTTTGATGCTATCGCTCCTCGTACAAGTAACACCGGCGCCATTGAAATTCCAGCTGGTGCGACGTCAGATAGACCATCAAGCGCTTCTGACGGCATGTTTAGATACAACTCATCGCTAAACTCTTTTGAAGGATATTCTGGTGGAGTTTGGGGAGCAGTCGGCTCTGGAGGCGGAGGCGGCGGAGGCCAAGTAAACCAAAATGCTTGGTCAGAATTTATTGTTGCTGGTCAATCTTCTGTATCAGCCGATGCAGCCACAGATTCAGTTACATTAGTTGGTGGCACAAACATAACAATTACAACAGATGCAGCAGCTGACGAAATTACTTTTGCTGCTACATTTAACCAAGATTTTGCGTATTCAAGCTTAACCGGTGCACCTTCAATTCCGTCAGAATTAACAGATTTAGGAATTAGTGATGGATCTAGCAACCAAGTTCTTTCAACAGACGGTAACGGTAACTTTACCTTTGTAAACCAAACCGGTGGTGGCACACAAGGTGCTCAAGGTACAACTGGTATTCAGGGTCCTTTAGGTACAACTCTACAAGGTGTTCAAGGTTTCACTGGAGCAAGCGGAGCAGATGGCAATCCAGGTGCTGATGGAGATCCAGGTCCTCAAGGCCCAGCCGGTTCTATTCAAGGTACACAAGGCCTACAAGGTACAACTGGCCAAACAGGATTTGGTGTTCAAGGTGCTCAAGGCCCGGCCGGTTCTGTTCAAGGTACACAAGGTACTACCGGTGATGCTGGTGATTTTGGTCCACAGGGCTTCCAAGGCTTCCAAGGAATGAACGGAACTGCTCAAGGTGTTCAGGGTGTTCAGGGCGGTGTTGGATTTGATGGTCAGCCTGGCCAGCCAGGTCCTCAAGGACCAGCGGGCGATGCTCAAGGTGTTCAAGGTATACAAGGTGGAGATGGACCAGCAGGTTTTGGTAACCAAGGTATTCAAGGTGTGCAAGGTGACATAGGACCAGGCGGAACGGGTCCTCAAGGTCTTCAAGGTTTACAAGGATTAGATGCCGCCGGACAACAAGGTGTTCAGGGTACTGACGGAGAAGGTATTCAAGGCTTCCAAGGTTTTCAAGGACCAGCAGGTTCAGTACAAGGTATTCAAGGCGACACTGGTATAGGTGATACTGGTAATCAAGGTACTCAAGGCCTACAAGGTATTGGTGGTCCTCCGGGCGACGCTGGAGATGCGGGTATTCAAGGTGTGCAAGGTTCTGGAGTTCAAGGTGTTCAAGGCACTGTTGGACCTCTTGGAGTTCAAGGCGATACAGGTATTCAAGGCAATGACGGTGTATCAGGTTTACAGGGCGAGCTCGGTCCTTCGGGTAATCAAGGTATTCAAGGCTTAAGTGGAGCTGATGGTGCATTCGGCGGTGAAGGGCCGCAGGGCATTCAAGGTACATCTACCCAAGGTATTCAAGGTACTATAGGCACAGCAATCCAAGGTTTCCAAGGTGCTTCAGGTGTTCAAGGACCAGCAGATGGTCTACAAGGTGTTCAAGGTACTGATGGATCAGGCGGCCAAGGTGTACAAGGTTTGATAGGTATTCAAGGACCAGCAGATGGTCCACAAGGTACTGCAGGACCTACTGGAAATCAAGGTGTGCAAGGTCCTTTGGGTAATCCTGGCGTTGCGACACAAGGTACTCAAGGTTTACAAGGATTAGATGCCACCGGACAGCAAGGTGTTCAGGGCTTGCAAGGCACAACTGGAACTGGACTTCAAGGTGTACAAGGACCAGAAGCGGCAGACGCAGATATTTCGACTGATTTAACACCAGTGCTTGGTGGTAATCTCGACGTAACCAACAAAACTTTATTTACTACATCTAACGGTGACCTGAGTATCTTACCAGACGGGACTGGTGACGTACGTTTTGCCACGACGATGACAGGCACTACAACTGGTGGCATGGTTGCATTTAAAAAGTTTTATCCAAACACCACGCAGCAGGCAAACCTTGGCAGCCACGCATTATATGCTCACAGTGATACTACAACAACTGGAACTTACGCAAGTATTGGTTTGCATCCAGGCACAGACACTAGTCCTTCATCAAATTCATATACTTGGATTAGAGCAATAAGAACTAGTAACTCAACTGCTAATTTTGAAATTGCTGCAGCTGAAAACAGCGGCGGCGGAGTATATAACAAGATTACTCTTAATGGTGAAACTGGGCTTGTCAGTATGCCTGCAGATATTTCTATAGCAGGTAAAACCACATTCAATGGAATCACAACAGAAAAAACAAATGCACTTACTGGTGCAACTGGTACTGTGGCACACGATTTGGACACTGGGGGGATATTCGATCATACAAGTTTGGCTGCAGACTTTACTGCAAACTTCACGAATGTTCCTACGACTGTAAGTAGAACTATCGGTGTCGCATTGATTTTAAGTCAAGGTGGTACTGCGTATATGCCAACAGCAGTTCAGATTGATGGATCTGCACAGACTATTCTATGGCAAGGTGGATCTGCTCCAAGTGGTACTGCAAGTGGAACTGATATTGTAAGTTTCACTTTGATTAGATCTTCAGGCGGTGCTTGGAAAGTTATTGGTTCTGCAACGAGTTATTCATAATGCCTAGATTAACAAGTTTAACATCGCAAACATTATTGGGGATAACTATTCTTAGAACACCAATTATTGATCCAGGCGAACATGTATATACTACTGCAGGAACACATACTTGGACTGCACCAGCAGGCGTTACAGAAGTAAGTGTCGTTTGTGTTGGAACAGGGGGTATGCCATCCGGTTACCAAGCATCTGGCGGAGGCGGGGGGCTTGGTTGGAAAAACAGTATTTCAGTAATTCCAGGCCAGGGTTATACAGTTGTAGTTGGTGCAAGAGGAACATATGGAAGTTTCCCCGGCAACAGCGGCGGAGATAGTTATTTTATAAATGACACAATAGTAAAAGGCGGCGGCGGCGAAGGTGGAAGTTCCACATCGCATCAGATACCATCAGCAGGTGGAGATTACGTTGGTGATGGTGGTGGAAACGGCGGCGGTAGTCCTGCGCAGTCATCTTGGTACAGTTATTCCGGAAATGGTGGTGCTGGCGGATATTCTGGTAATGGTGGCGAAGGTGGATTGCCAACTAATGACCAAACTGCCTCTACGGCAGGAACTGCAGGTCAAGGCGGTGGCGGCGGTGGTGGATCAGGCGGAAGACCAGTCACCGGCGGCGGCTGGGGCGGTGGCGATGGCGGCGGAGTCGGTATATACGGAGAAGGTGCAAGTGGAGCTGCAGGCGCAAGCGCTCCTACTGGATCGTCTTCTTCTAATGGGGTAGCAGGATCTCCTGGATCTGGAGGAACGGGAACACAATATGGCGCAGGCGGAGGAAGCAGTAATCAATCAATATGTCTTGGTGCTGTCCGTATTGTATGGGGAACAGGAAGATCTTTCCCATCAACAAATGTAGACTTGTCGTCTTCAAATGGAAATGTTTCAACAAATTAATAGTTGACATTTGTTTCACATGTGATATAATGTAAACAATATGAAATCAAAAGGTGACTTATGTTTACACATATAGATCATGGGATTGTACTTCCAAAGCTAACGAGACAAACAACTGAAAGCGGTCGTAAGTATTTTACCGAAGATGGAAATGCATATCCGTCAATTACGACCGTCCTCAGTATTCTCAGCAAACAAGCAATCATGGAATGGCGAAAAAGAGTTGGCGAAGAAGAAGCCAACAAGATTTCCCGTCAAGCCGCTGGCCGTGGTACTGCTGTCCATAAAATTGCAGAAGACTATATTGACAATCTTGAAGATTGGAAAGGCAAACATATGCCTGCTAATATTGCTTCATTTATGGATATTAAACCAATACTTGATGAACGCTTAAATAATGTATGGATGCAAGAAACATTTCTCTATAGTGACAAATTAAAATGTGCTGGTCAGGTTGACTGTATCGCCGAATTTGATGGTGAGTTGTCAATTGTTGATTTTAAAACATCTCGCAGAGTAAAAAAAGAAAAAGACATTACGAGTTACTTTATTCAAATGTTCTTTTATGCCGCTGCTTTTCTTGAGCGTACTGGAATTCCAATTAAACAAGGTGTAATTGTAATGGCAGTGGATGGTAACGAGCCACTTGTATTTAAAGTACGTGTTCATGAATATATGGAACATTTCTTATCAGTGCGAAAAAAATACAAAGAAATATACGAAACTTAAAAAAATCTGGAGCTTATAATGTTTACTATAGAACTCGATGTTTCTCACGAAGTAACCCACGAATTAGTAGTTGAGTGGGCCCACGGTCATGACTGCCGGGTTTTATCTCGACTAGAAGAAGGTCCTGGTGGTGGAAATCCAGTTTACACGTTTGCATCCGACACTTACAATCCTCTAAAAGACCTGGCTGAAGACCTTTACGGTGGTGAGTTGGATAATACATTTTTAATGAATAAAATTATTCCATACGTAGGTGGAAGATGATACCAGTAGAAATTGCAGAATACAAACAAAAATGGATGCCGGGCTATGCTGTTCGGCTCCATAGCGATTTAAGATCAGCAGGAAAAGATTGGTGTAAGCAGCTTGATAAACATGAATGGAACCATACGAAATGGACCAACGTTTACGAAGATACTTTCTATTTTGAAAATGCGTATGCTGGTCAAAATTTTGAGCACGAATTTGCTAATTGGGTGCAAAAAAGTTAAAATAAAATGAAAAAAGGGTTGACATTCGTTTTGATATGATATAAAATGGTTTTGTTTATAAGGAGAAAAACATGGCATATGTAGCACAACTTGACGTTTCATCAGAACCAACACATAACGAAGTATCTCAATTCGCAACCGAGCACGGTTGTACTGCACTTCTTCTTTTACAAAACGGACCTGCCGGCGGCAATCCACTATATCAATTTTCATCCGACAACTATAACTATCTAGAAGAATTGGTTGGTCAAGTTCTTGGTTTCATGGATCCAGATCACATCAAAGATATTATCAGGGAGATCTAATAAAAAAAGTTGAAATAAAATGAAAAAAAGGGTTGACATTTCATTCAAGAAGTATTATATTATAGATATAAGGAATGAAAAAGGAACCTACATTATGACGAAGTTTAACAAAGATGATTTTACTTGGGATGGAATGTACCTAATGTATCGTGGCCGGCACACCGGTTCTCGCAATATGGAAGAAGTACACCCTAATTGTCATCCTTCTTGGATCGGACAGCCAAAGCCCGAGTTTATCGCTCGCTTTAAGTATGGCAGCAAGCCTTGGAAATCTTGGGTTAAGTGTCTTTGCGAAAACTACACAGTTGAGTCTTATATCGCCGAATGTAAGGCAACAAATCCTTTAGCAGCAGTTCAAAAAGTCGGTTATTCTGGAAAGGGGCGCTACTAATGACATTTCTTAAACCATCTCAAATTATTGGAGCGGTGGCTGCTGGTGCAGCTACTGCTTTATTCGTATATTCTTGCCTTAGCAGTTTAGATATGCCAGATGTTTGGTATAGCTATAGCTCTAGCGAATGTGTGAAAGTTTTAAATTATGCAGAAGGTGATAACTATTCTTGTGAAAATCTTCCTCGTAAGTTTAATCATGTATGGGTTAAATAATGAATATTTTTGTTCTTCATGAGGATCCAGTAGTATCTGCTGAGATGATGTGTGACAAACATATTCCAAAAATGATTGTCGAAGCAGCTCAAATGTTGTCAACAGCGCATCGAATGCTTAATGGCTATGTTGAGAAGCGTCCTTCTAAATCTGGAAAGCGCATGATCAACTACTGGGTTCATAACAATCCAAACCTCGAAGAAGTTCTGTACAAAGCAGTTCATCACAGTCATCCTTGTACTGTTTGGACTATGGAGTCTAAATCTAACTATGATTGGCATTACAGACACTTCGTGGCCCTCTGTAGTGAGTTTGAGTACCGCTTTGGTAAGTCCCATATGACTGCGGACAAGCTCACAGAAGCCCTCCAGAAGGCTCCAGATGGCATTCCAGATATAGGAATTACACCCTTTGCTCAAGCTATGAGTCATTATCCAGAGTGTATTGTTCCAAACAATCCGGTAAAGGCTTATCGCAATTACTATCATGTGGCCAAAGAATTTGCTAAGTGGCAAAAAGGACGCCCTGCGCCAGATTGGTGGGAAGGCTATAAAGGTCCAGAGTTCTTAATCGAAGCTGCATAAATATAAAAAAACAAGGAAGAATACATGTTTCTACTGAATGAAATGCATATCTGGCTTTTAGGAACAGCGGTGTTGTTTACTATACTTGGTATGTGGATGTCTGGAAATAAATGGGATAAATATACGTCTGTGATTATTGAAGCTACAATTGATAGACTCATTAAAGACGGATATGTAAAGGCTCGTATAGATAAAAATGGTGAAATTGAGCTCATTAAGTACAATGAAGAGTGATATGAATAAATACGTCATCATTGATCCAGAAGATGGAGTCTTTTTAGGCACCACTGGAAGAGATACAGCTGAAGCACTTATTGACGTTCCAAGAGGTGCAAGAGTAATAGCGCTTTTTTCAGGGAACAACATATTTGATTTAACAAAAGCTGCAGCTTTCTTCTCTGAAAGAGATGCAGACGAATACATGAGAGCTTACATCAAAAGACCTTCTTCTGGTGCATTTATTGCAAAAATTAAAAGCGATTCTAAAGAGCCGTATGTAGATGTAATAGATCTTGTAAAATCTGGATATGGCGAATATGTACAAGACATGATTGATGCCATACCAATGCTTAGTCAGCACATTCATTAAAAAAAGTTAAAATAAAATGAAAAAAAGGGTTGACATTACTTTCATCTTGTATTATATTATTAATATAAGGAATGAAAAGGAAAGCACATCATGACAAACGAAGCTCAAAAATTCTGGCTAAACACTCCTCTAAACGCGGTTTCATTATTGATGGATCAAACAGTCAGCTATGCTGAAGAAAGTGACGATCTTGCTGAAATGTACCTGGAAGATTGGACAGATTTCAGTGTAGCAATTACTTTGTTCCGCAATTCAGATTGTGAAGGCTTGGCTAACCACATTTGCGAAATGGATACAGCGCCTCGTGAGCAATTGATCGTAGCATTTGCTGAAGATTGTGGTAAAAATTTCGTTTCACAAAATTTGGGATGGGAACTTCGTTAATGGAAGAAATTCTTATCTATAACATTGTATTCTGGTCAGTGTGGATTTTATTGTCCGCACTGCCTCAGATCGTGGTACAACATATCATTGATAACCACGAAACTTTTTTCAAAAAAAATGAAAAAAACTGTTGACAAACGAACTAAGATGATATATTATTATCTTATCAAATGAAAAACAACCTCTAAGGATCTATATTATGGCACATGAACTTGAAATGATTAACGGCGTTGCTCAAATGGCTTACCGCGAAAGCAACGGTCTTCCTTGGCACGGTCTTGGTACTCCGGTATCTGACGACATGACTCCTCAGCAAATGATGGAAGTTGCAGGTCTTGATTGGTCTGTTGAAAAAGTTCCAACTTTCATCGATCTAAACGGTCAGAAAATCGAAACAGGTCAAGAAGCTCTGGTTCGTTCAACTGACGGCAAAATCCTAACACAAGTAGGTAAAGGCTGGAATCCAGTACAAAATGCCGAAGCATTCGATTTCTTCACAGATTTCGTATCAGCTGGCGACATGATCATGGATACTGCTGGCTCACTTAAAGAAGGTCAGATTGTTTGGGCAATGGCTGATGTTCGTGATGGTTTCTCATTGTTCAACGGTGACGAAGTCAAAGGCTATCTTCTTTTCTCTAATCCACATCAGTACGGTAAAGCAATCGACATTAAGTTCGTAATGGAACGTGTCGTATGCAACAACACTTTGACTGTGGCTCTTAACGAAAAAGGTATGCCAGGCGTACGTATCAACCACCGCTCTGAGTTTGATGCTGAGTCTGTGAAAGTTGCACTTGGTATTTCTCATGAAAAAATTGAGATGTTTAAAGAAGCTGCCGAGTTCCTTGGCTCTAAGCGTTATCAAGATGAAACACTTAAGCGCTTTATGGCCAAAGTGTTTGGTGAGTCAACTCGCGACGACAAGCTTCTATCTCGCACTGCAGAGCAAGCTATGGAATATGTTGAGAACCAGCCTGGTGACAACTATCGTCCAGGTACGTGGTGGAATGCATATAATGCAGTAACCTACATGGCTGACCATAAGCTTGGTCGCACTGCAGACACACGTATGGCTTCAGCATGGTTCGGTACCAATGCTAAGCGTAAGGTTGACGCTCTTGATGCGGCAATCGAAATGGCGGAAGCAGCGTAAGCTGCTTCCATTTTTAAACTATAGGAAGAGGTGAAAATGAAAATTCTCATTTTTGGTTTGCCGGGATCTGGCAAAACTACTCTTGCTACACCTTTTGCTGATCTCATCGGTGGTGTACATATTAACGCCGATGAGATTCGCGGATTTTATGATGATTGGGACTTTAGTCCTGAGGGTCGTATGCGACAAGCTATGCGTATGCGATACCTAAGTGATGGTGTAGTAAGATCGGGCAAGGTCGCAGTAACTGACTTTGTATGTCCTACTGAAGCTACCCGTTTAGAGTTCGATCCTGACTTTACAGTTTGGATGGATACTATTAAAGATGGCCGCTTTGAAGATACAAATAAAATCTTTGAGCAGCCGCCTGATTGTGATTATCACGTAAGCCAATGGTTTGATGATACTCATGAAGTTTTATTTGATGTTGTAAAGAAGTGGATGAATCGTAATGTATGATAAACCAATGTTTGATTGGAAAAAGCCAACCGTTCAAATGCTAGGACGATGGCAGCCTTGGCATCCTGGGCATACAGCCCTATTTAAAAAAGCTTTAGCAACTACCGGACAAGTTGTTATTATGGTCCGAGATGTGTATAATTTTGATGGCGATGCGGGTGCAGGGCGTACTGTTAAACAGGACGATAATCCCTTTGGAGAAATCGAAGTTGTAAAAAACATTGAAAAAGCGTTAGCTCAGGAGGGCTATCACAATGGACATGAATACAATATTATTTGCGTACCTAATATCGTGGATATTAGCTATGGTCGTGGCGTTGGGTATACATTCACTGAGCACGACCTCGGAGAGCAAATACACAACATATCCGCAACAAAAATCCGCAAACAATTGCGAGAAGAAGGTAAACTATAAAATTCACGAGAATGACCAATCTGGTCATCGTAAATATTCTATATTATATGAGGATCTATGCCAATGAGTGATTTACCATCAACTATTACCCAAGAGGACCGTAACAAAGTTCAGGGTGCACTAAAAGAAATGTCTGATAGCATGACACGAGTATCAGCTGAAAAAGATTTGCAAAAAGATATTGCTCAGCGAATGCTTGACGAAGTTGGAGTACCTAAAAAGGATTTCAACAAACTTGCTCGTATCTATCATGCTTCAAACCTAATGGAAGAAGCAGCTCGTAATGAAGAATTCATGGAGTTTGCTGAAGCAATAATGGCGCCACCCGAGCGTCAGATTGCGAGCGGAAATGACTGATGGTCCGTTTAAAGCAGCGTTTGATGCCGATACAGATGGTGTCGTACGACGTGAGATTGTAACCTATCGTATCAAAAATGGTATGATGGTTAAGGAAACAGCATATCGCGATTATTACAAAAGCGGTGATTATCACGATAGCCAAAGCATAGCACCATTAGCGGAGCGTTAAAATGGCTAATAATCCAAAACCAATTGGGTGGGCTTCTACAGTTTCCACGCTTGTTGCTGAAATTCCATTAATGTGGAAGGCGGTAATGACTATTGAAAATTCACCCTTGAAAAACCTTGATCCGCGAGCAGCGCACATGGTCTTTCAATGTCTTGCGTTTGTCTGGTCTGGTATTTTTGCTGCTATGATTAGTAGCTATCAGGCTTTTGGTATCAGTGCTATGTTTCACGTATTGTTCATTGGTGGTGTTTTTATTACGGCAATGACTTTTAGAACTGCTAATAAGCAAAAATATCCTACTAACTATCATGGTCGTGGCAAAGGAGGCGAGCATGAGTGAACAACATAATAAATATCACAGAATGAGGTTATTATGACGCCAGCAGAAGAAGCTCAAAAACAAGCTGAGGCTGCGATGGACGGTTTTATTCAATGGAGTAAACGCGGTACATTGTGGGCTGGATTTTTTCTATGTGTAGTAGTCTTTGCTTGCAACAATGGGGTTGAAACAGGCCCCAATAAAACGGGATCAGGTTACAATGGAGAACAATACGATCCCCAGAACCTAAAGGTAAAGTAAATGAAATGGCTCATAGTTGTTTTGTTTGCTACTGCGCACGGCGATGTTTATATATTCAATGAACCTACATTTGATGACAGAGCGACATGCATGGCAAGCATTAAGAATACCGAAGATCAAAAAAAGTATGTTCAAAAGTTAGTTTTGGAATACAATAGGTTACTGCCGATTATGGCTGTAAACTGTCTAAGCGAAGAAAACATTAAAGATATTCTAAGTAAGGAAAAAGAAACCTCAATATGACTTGGTTTATAGTATTTTTTATGGCGAATGTTGATCCATTTGCTGTAAAAACTTTGCCGTTTGATAACAGAAACGAATGCGTAGCTTACGTTAATGATCCATCTAATAGTAGTAGATTGGCAATCGAAGTAATTGATATTGCCGGCTTCAAGGATGAAATATTAGCTGTTGCTTGTTTGCCTGAGTCTGAAATTCCTAAAGATGAAGAGGTAGGTGTTTGATAGAGTGGTATGATATATTAGCCGCAACTTTTTGCGCATGGCTAATACTAAATTTTTTCTTCTTTCCATTTATT